GAACGCCCCCCCACACCCCCCCTAAGAAGAAAAGATTATATATATTTATCTCTCTTAGCTGCTGCAGCAGCTAAAAGAAGCTATTAAGAAGCTATTAGAGACTTCTACGGAAGTCTTACAGGAGAAGAACATGGAGAAACAGGATACCCGGCGCTTGTTCAGCCTGATCGAAACGATCTATCCCAATGCGAAGCAGCAGTCCCGCACCGCCGCAGACTTAGAGGCATGGACACTGGTTTTGGCCCCATGGGACTACGAGGACGTGAAACAGGCGGTCATTGTCCGGGCGAGGGAAAACCGGTTTTACCCGGATGTGTATGAACTGGTTCCATTCCTCCCAAAACTGGAAAAACCCAACGCGGAGGAGGCTCCCATGCCGGAGCCGTCCGACGCCTATCTGGAAAAATTCTACGCCAAGGCAGGCGAACAGCACGAGCGCTGGCACGATGCCGGTATCCCTACCCCCTCCGAAGCAAAGAAGCAGGGGATGACCTATGCCGAATGGTGCGCTCTGGCAGATATGCGAGGTGTTTAATGGCAAGTAATTTTCGGCTGGACGAGCTGATCCGCCGCTATCCCCCACGGGAGAAGAAGCAGAAGAAGGCCCCCAAGGTTGAGTACCAGTCCACGCAGCTTTGCTGGACGTGCGCCAACGCCTGCGGCGGCTGCGAGTGGTCCGACCATCTGGAGCCGGTCCCCGGCTGGGACGCCACCCCCACAAGCCGGGTGCTGAAGGTCGGCGGCAAGGGCAAGGGCGGTACACGGGTAGAAGCCTTGTTCGTGATCCGCTCTTGCCCCAAATTCAGGAGGGACACACGATGATGCGGCTTGTGATCGACATTTACGATGGCGAGGATACACAGGGCACAAAGGAGGCCATGGCCATGCTGCTGGAGCCTCTGGGCCGTGTCCGCGTGGTGCAGGTCATCATTGACGGAAAGGAAGAAAAGCGATGAAGGTTGAATCTACCGGTCCCGTTCTTTACCCGATGGGGGTTTATACGTTTGCCTTTGCATGCGTACATTGTGCAAACAGACATTCAGACAAATGCTACCTGTGCAAGTGCGAGGGAAAGAGCGGATTTGAGCCGAAGAAAGAGGCGAACAATGAAAATTGAATTTACGGTTCCCGGTATTCCGGTGGGCAAGGGTCGCCCACGGTTTATGAAAAATGGTCACACCTACACCCCGCAGAAAACACGGAACTACGAGGACAAGGTGGTCCAGTGCTGGCAGTGCCAGAGCGGGGAGGGCTTTGCGGACGGCATCCCGCTCAGGGCCACCGTTACGGCGTTCTTCACGGTGCCAAAGAGCACATCGAAGAAGAAGGCCGCTGCGCTGGACGGTACGCCCCACACCAAGCGCCCGGATGTTGACAACGTTGCAAAGGCCATCCTAGATGCGCTGAACGGCCATGCGTACAACGATGACAGCGCCATCGCACTGCTGATGGTGCGAAAGTATCAGACAACCGGAGCCTCCCGCGTGGAGGTCATTATTGAGGAGGCAGAATGATGGATGCTGTTATTTATATCCGGGACATGCAGCGTATGTGCAAGTCCCATATTTCATGCAATGGATGCGAGTTAAAACCTGGTAATGGAAAGAGCTGCATGGAAGGGATGGACCCGCAGAAGTGCATTTTTGTGGTTGAACAATGGGCCGCCGAGCACCCCGCCAAAACCAGGCAGAGCGTTTTTCTGAAACAGTTTCCAAATGCGCCAATATATACGAACACACATAACGTTGCTTTAGACCCATGCCTTATTGATACAACGTTACGCGGACATTGCCCGACTGGAAGAGGTTGTGATATTTGCCGCCGCGAGTTCTGGATGCAGGAGGTGGAGTGATGGAACGACTGACGGAAAAACACTATCTTGGCACCGACCATTACATGAAGTGTTCTGGTAATTGCAATGTGGACATGGATTGCATAGATTGCCCATCGTTTGACTGTCTGGTTGAACGCCTCGCCGCCTACGAGGACACGTGGCTGGAACCGGAGGAAATCACGGCAATGCAGCAAACATTGGATGAGTACCACAAGGTAGCTGACCCATTGCTAAGGGCACAGGCTGACGGTCGGCTGGTAGTGCTGCCATTTACCAGGGGGCGCACTTTGCTATGCGAGGAAAACATCGACAGCCCGCGACTTATGAAGGATGTAGATCTTGCAATTCGCTATTGCAGCAGTTGCGGAATTGTGTTTCACATGGGTTACAATGTGTTCTGTGATCTGGTGAAACATGGGAGAATTACTGCGGTAAGCGAGGAGGCGGAGAAAGCATTGGAGGCGATGAATAATGGCTGAATATCATGTTGGATGCGGCGCATTTGGGATTTACGCGGGTACACTAAACAGTAAGAACAAGAACCTATGGCAGAACAAAACGGAGTGCACCGATGAAGCCTTATGTGCTGTGCGCGACTATTTAATACAGGAATGTCTTGGTGGTCTGCACGGTGACAAGTCCTCTGGCGGCTATGAGTGGACGTTAAAAGACGGGAGAGTTGCCAAACTGCTTGTGGCGATTGAGAACGGAGGTGACAACGATGCCTGATTGTAAGGCGTGTGGAAAGTGGTTTGCTACAATGGAGCAGTGCGAGTTGTGCCCGACTTGCGAAAGAGCGTTAGAACGACTGCGCAACTACGCTGCCCCGGTGGTGCACGGGCGGTGGGAATACATCCAGCAAACGCTTAACACGCTCAGTCAGCTTAGGTGTTCGTTTTGTGGGTGGTGGTCTCTTGACCCGTCTATTGATGGTGCCTACAACTACTGCCCCAACTGCGGGGCAAAGATGGACGGAGGTGACGGCGATGCGGCTGATTGATGCGGATGCGCTCCCAAAACTGTTAGATGCCGAATATAAACAAACGATGAAACTGATATGGGAAGGGGAAAAGCACCTTGACAATTTAGCAGAGGGGTTTACGGAGGCCTCCCACATAGCGAAATATATTGCCCCCACCGTTGACGCTGTGCCGGTGGTGCGGTGCAAGGACTGCAAGTACAGTTGCAAAGATGGAAATGGACGTTCCTGCGAAGGCTATTGGTATGAGCTGAGCGAGTACGATGTCACAGTAAAGGACGATGACTTTTGCAGCTACGGAGAAGGGAAGGACTATGATTAAAGACAGCGGAGAAAGAACAAAGTTTCCAAGCGGAGCACTCCGGGATATGCACACGGGCAAGGGACGGATGGATTTGCTCCCTTGGTTGGCTATCATGGAAGTGTCGAAGCACTGCGAGGCGGGTGCTTTGAAATACGGGGAGCATAATGTCGATAAAGGAATCCCAACCCACAGTCTGTTAGATTCCGCCATTCGCCACGCAGCAAAATATTTGGCGGGCTATGTAGATGAGCCGCACCTTGTAGCTGCGGCGTGGAACCTACTGTGGGCGATCGAGATGGAGATTGTCCATCCTGAATGCGTGGACACTCCGTGGAGGGCAGCCGATGGCGAATAAAGACGCAATGCTGGAAGCCTTGGAGGAAATCGAGAACGGTATGTGCCGCATTAAGGAGCGACGGAGCATTTGGCAGAATAGCCTTGTATATGCACTCTGCCAAGCTGTGCGGCTGCTTCTGATGGACAAGATCAAGGAGGGACGGAAATGAGAATTGACGGCAAAACCCTGCCCAACAACCCCATGAAAGCGTACCAGCAGGGAAAGCTGATAGGGACAAAGCAGAATATGGATTTGGTATCCGAAGTGCTGCTTACAAAGTTTGGATTCCATGTGCTGGAGGAAACGCCGGACAGTCACGACACCATGAGCATTGAGTATCTGCAAAAGTGCCTTGTGAAGCTGGTGAATGCAAAGAACAGCGGCTATGTGACCAAGAAAGACATTGCGGACGCTCTGCGGAGCGACTACAAACTAATCAACAACGCAGAGTGAGGAGGCGGGCATGAGCAGAAAACAAACACTGCCGTATGATGTGCGGCTTGAGTGCATCGCCTATGTCAGAGGTTATCCACGGAGAGTACAGGCATACAACGATGAACGGAGCGAGATACTGAGCGGCGGAAGCAGTGCAACGGAGGGAATGCCCCACTCTCCAGGCATTGGTAGGCCGTCCGAAAGCAAGGCGGAGCAGCTTGCCGCCATAGAAAACTGGCCGGAAACCAAGAAAATGCGGGCAGTGGAATACGCCATAGATCGATGTGGGCGGGATTTGGAGAGTGAGAGCGTCCGAAAGCAGCTTACACAGGGGATCATGCGCAACTGTCAGGGCAAGCACAAGTATTCTCGAAGTAGGATCATCGTGCCGGGGATAAGCGAGCGGACATTCAGCAGGAGAAAAGAGCAGTTTTTGCTTGACATAGCCATATATTGTGGTTTTGCAGAGAAAGTTGGCACAAATTCCACCTAATGATGTGCTACAATAGGTACAGTGGATGATAAGGCATAGCCATCCACCCGTCTTTCCACTCAACCCGTTTCCTCCATCTTATGCGCCGCCGGTATTGGGCGCACCTTCTGGCACCGAAAGGTCATACCGGCACAAACAGCCTGTAGGGAAACCTATAGGCTGTTGTTATATGCCGTGCGCTCGTTGCACCCCACGATCAGGGGCGGGAGGTCGCACCTCCCACACGGCACCTATATATGCAGGCGTAGCTCAGTCGGATAGAGCGGAGCAAGGCAAATGTCGGGTTTCTGTCGCTGGTTCGAGTCCAGCCGCTTGCACAAGAGGCCGGGTAGCACCCGGACACTGTGAGACCGTTCGTCGTGGCTCACATGGAAATGACAATGCTCGCTGAAAACTGCGCGTGAGGATGCGTCCTCCTTGCCATGACCGAACAGCGGCGCTTGAGATGCTTGCGGGGCCTCAAGCGGGCATGAGCGTGTGACAATCTAAGCGGGAAGACGGCCAATATGCGGCATAGGTGCCCCGTAAGGGGAGACCACAGCGAGTGACGGGGACTTTCCCCGAAGCGCTAAAGCAGGGCAGGACTGCAATGCCGTACCATCCCGGCCAGCGGGCGAGGAAGCGTAAAAAGCTAAGTATCAGGCGGCTGGTATAATTGCCAAGTTCCTGATGGCTGGTAGGAGGACGCAGCGCAGCCGGGAGCCGATAAAAAAGATCTTGCGTACCATGTTTGGCTCGGGGAGAGCCGGACACGCAAGATGTGTATGCCCGTTAGGGCGGGTAAAGTCTGCTATGTAAGGCCAAGGGGTGGGGGCTGGTAGCAAAACAGGAGGAAAGCATGGAAATCACAAAACGGCGGCTTGCAGATATTGTGCCGTATGCCGCAAACGCAAAAAGCATGATAAGAGGCAAATCAACAATGTTGCGGAGAGCATCAAGCAATACGGATTTGTGCAGCCGATTGTGATTGACCGTGACGGTGTGATCATAATCGGTCACTGCCGCGCTCTGGCGGCGAGAAAGCTGACTGCGAGAAAGGAGGGCGCGTATGGCAAGGCCAAGAAAGGAAATAGATCAGAAGCAGTTCGAGAACCTCTGCGGCCTGCAATGCACGCTTGAGGAAATCTGCGGCTGGTTTGATGTATGCTCGGACACATTGGAAACATGGTGCAAACGAACCTATAAGAGAAGTTTTTCGGAAGTTTTTGCGCAAAAGCGAGGAGCGGGGAAAATTTCACTGCGTCGGAGCCAGTGGCAGCTTGCGGCAAAGAACGCAAGCATGGCGATTTGGCTGGGGAAACAGTACCTTGGGCAGCGCGATATTGTGGAGCTGGGTTTACCGACTGACAACACGCAGGATGACGCATTGAGTGTGAGCCTGCGTGAAATGGCAAAGGAGCTTGAGAGCGATGATTAAGATTTACGGTTGCAGCGATGACCTTGTGGAAATTTACGGTAGCGTTTATAAAGAAGACGAAATCGACTGTTTTGACCATGATGTTCGTATCCGTTTTTTTGATGGGACGATTATCCGTATTGGCTATCCCAAAAAGGACTTAGGCGGTTGGTGGATTGAGGTTGAAAAACAAGGGACGGCAAAACAGGCGTTGACATTATGTGATAACGAAGATGACGATATTTATAGTGACATCTTCGAAATTGACGCGGAGATTAAAAGCCATTCTGTGATTAAGCAGAAATATCCGGACAGACCATGATTAGCCACAAGCAGAAAAAAATCCTCGCATTTCCATACAGTTGCTATGATGCCTTGATCTGCGACGGCGCTGTGCGTTCTGGCAAGACCTCTATCATGATGTGGGCGTTCGTCCGCTGGGCGATGGAGAATTTCAGCGGTCAGCGCTTCGGCGTGTGTGGACGCACGGTGGACAGCTGCACCAAGAACATCATCGTGCCGTTCACGGCGATGAGTTTGGCAAAGGAGCGCTATATCATTCGATGGAGGCGCGGTGACAAGGTGATGGAAGTCCGGCGCGGTGCCGTAACGAATTACTTTGAAGTGTTCGGCGGCAAGGACGAGGCAAGCTATACGCTGATCCAGGGCCGCACGCTGGCGGGGGTGCTGCTGGACGAAGTGGTGCTGATGCCGCGCTCGTTTGTGGAACAGGCATTGACCCGCTGCTCGGTAGATGGTGCAAAGCTGTGGTTTTCCTGCAACCCGGGAAGTCCACAGCATTGGTTTTATACAGAGTGGATCAAGCGAAACCGAGAGCGGAACGCGCTGTATCTGCATTTTGAAATGACGGACAACCCCGGCTTATCTCAAAAGACGCTGGAACGCTATCAGGCAATGTTTTCCGGCGTGTTCTACGACCGATACATTCGCGGCTTGTGGGTTGTGGCCGAGGGGCTGATCTATCCCATGTTTGACGAGAGCTGCATTGTGGACGAGCTGCCGGAAAAGGGCGAATACTATGTGTCCTGCGACTATGGCACACTTAACCCGTTTTCTGCAGGACTTTGGTGCTGGGACGGCAAGGCGGCCACGCGCATCCGCGAGTATTACTATTCCGGGCGCGAGAACCAGAAGAACAAGACGGACGAGGAATACGCCGACGAAATTAAAAAGCTTATCGGCGAGGCGGACGTCAAAAGCATTATCGTTGACCCGTCTGCAGCCTCGTTTATCGAGGTTTTGCGGCGGCGGGGCTATATGGTGCGAAAGGCCAACAACGACGTAAACAACGGCATTATGACTACGGCGCGGTTTTTGCAGGACGGCGTAATCAAGATACACCGAGGTTGCAAAGACTGCATCCGCGAGTTTGGGCTGTATCGGTGGGACGAAAAATCCGCCGATGACAGGCCAATCAAGGAAAACGACCACGCAATGGACGAAACGCGCTATTTTGCCTATACGATTTTGAAAAATAAGGCGTATAAGCGCGATTATGTCCCCATTTGGAGCAGATAGGAGTGAGAGGCTATCAAAACTTACAATGACCTTGTTGCGGTCGGAGAAAGTGACCAGGCGCGGATTGGGTTTATTCGCGGAGCAATCAACGAGCATCGAAGCTCACACGCATACAAGACGGCGGCGGATGCTGAGGAATATTACAATGGCCTGAATCCGACCATTAACCGCTATGAAAAGATCATCTACGATATGCAGGGCCGTGCCCACACGGATATGTGGACGGCAAACCATAAGCTGGCCAGCCGTTTCTTCGGCCTGGCGGTGGATCAGGAAGTTTCATATCTGCTGGGCAACGGCGTAACCTTTGCGGAGAAGGAAACGCCGAACAAGCTATGCCCGGACTTTGACCAGGAAGTCATGGATGCGGCGCGGGCGGCGAAAATCGCAGGCGTATCCTTCGGCTTTTGGGATCTGACGCATCTTCGGGTGTTCTCCCTGCTTGAGTTCGTCCCCCTCTATGATGAAGAGGACGGCGCGATGAAAGCCGGTATCCGGTTCTGGCAGGTGGCACAGGATAAGCCTATGAGAGCGACGCTGTATGAGAGCGACGGCTTTACCGAGTATTTCCAGCCTAGCGGCGAGGATATGGCCGTCATGCAGCCAAAGCGCAGCTATAAGCTGATCGAGCGCAAGGCGGAAGTCGGCGAAACAGAGATTTACGACGGCGGGAATTATCCGAGTTTCCCCATCGTCCCGCTGAAAAACAACAAGCGGTGTCTCTCCGAAATCGTCGGCAAGCGCAACACCATTGACGCGCTGGATCTGGCGTCCTCGAACATGGTTAACAATGTGGATGAGGGCAACCTGATTTATTGGGTGCTGTCTAACTGCAACGGCATGGACGACCTCGACGATGCAAAGTTTGTGGAGCGCTTGAAAACCACGCATGTTGCCCACGCCAACGGCGATGATGGCGCAAAGGTGGAGAGCAAGACCATCGAGGCCCCGTATGAGGGCACGAGCAGCACCATTGATATGCTCAAGAAGAAGCTATACGAGGATTTTCAGTGCTTTGACGCTGCGGCGGTATCTGCCGGGAACCAGACGGCGACCGCGATCAAGGCCAGCTATGTGCCGCTGGATCTGAAAACGGACAAGTTTGAATCCGAGGTCACGCGGTTTATTGTGGAAATTTTGCGTTTGGCAGGCATTGAGGATCAGCCAAGCTACACGCGCAATCAGATCATCAACAAGAGCGAGGAAACGCAGAACATTCTTCTGGGTGCGGCGTATTACGATGACGAATACATCACGAAGAAGCTGCTGACCATCAACGGCGACATTGACCAGTACGAGGACATGGCAAAGCGGAAGGCTGCAGAAGAGATTGACCGGAGCTTTGCGGAACCGGATGCGCCGGAGGTGAACGGCGATGGCGAACAGTGACCTCGGACACAAGCTGACCGATAAGGAGCTTGCGAAGCTGGAGCGGCGTATTGCAACGCTATACCGCGAGGCGGGGGAAGAACTGCGAGCTACCATCGACGCATATTTTGAGCAATTCAAAAAGCGCGACGAGGAAATGAAGGCGCTGATCGGCACCGTGCAGAACGGAAAGGAATGGACGGAGGCCGACTATAAGCAATGGCGGTTCAACCAGATCGGGCGTGGGAAACGCTATCAGGCTATGCGGGACAAGGTGGCACACCGTGTTACCGATGCAAACGCCGTGGCGGTGTCTTACACCAATGACGCAACGCCCGGTATCTACTCCCTTAACCGCAACTATGCGGCGTACACCATCGAACAGGTTGCGGGCAACGTCGGATTTGACTTGTGGGACGAGCAGACGGTGAAACGCCTAATCGTAGAGCAGCCGGGGCTGATGCCGTACTATCCAAAGGATAGAGCACTGAAACGCGGGATTGATCTCGCATACGGCAAGAAGCAAATTACGGCAAGCGTCACCAGCTCCATCTTGCAGGGAAAGAGCATCAAGCACATGGCGGATGATCTGCAAAAGCGCATTACCACCATGAGTCGCGATTCCGCCATCCGCACCGCCCGCACAGCCGTGACCGGCGCGCAGAACGCCGGACGCATGGACAGCTATGCGGCAGCGGAAAAGATGGGCATTAAGCTCAAAAAAGAATGGTTGGCTACGCTGGACGCGCGTACACGCCACTCTCATGCCATGCTTGACGGCGAACAAGTGGCGCAGGACAAGAAGTTTTCTAACGGTTGTCGTTTTCCCGGCGACCCACAAGGACCACCGTGGGAGATATATAACTGCCGCTGTACGCTGATTGCCGCCGTGGATGGGGTAGATACATCAGACGGGCTGCGTAGGACACGCGACGGGCTTATATCTGACATGACATATGCTCAGTGGGAAGCATCGAAGCAGGGATACAGCGGCAAACAGTTATCCCCATATCACATGGGGAGCGAAAAATCTGCAAAGGATGTTACGAAGAAATACATAGATTCTGCCAAGCCCCGCATGGGTAAGGTGCGATACGAGAACGGATACCGCTCCAAAACCCACAAAGAAGAAATAAATGTAGCAAATCAAATTAGAGAGCTGTTCGGCGGGAAAATTGTGCTACTGAAAGAATCGCAGACGCCAGGTATGCAAATGCCAGACATGCTGTGGAAAGGGAAGCAATGGGAAATAAAGTCGATTTCCACAGAAAAAGCCGCAGATAGCGCTCTGCGCAAAGCGATAAAGCAGATACACGGGAATCAAGGAGGGGTGATTTTTGATGTTGCCGATGGGATTGATAAGAAAAAACTAATTGATGTATTGGATGCGAGAGCAACAAGAAGCAAATCGTTTAATGCAGATATAATTGCGCTGCATAACGGGGCTGTCCTCTTTGTGCGGCGATATAAAAAATGAGGCAACCCCCCACCAGAACGGGCGGAGGATTACCTCGATAAAACGGAAACATGAGTTTCCTCATAGATAGTATATGCAATTTCCGTAAAATAGTCAAGAGGGATTTGAAAATGAGCGTTAAAATCCAAGACAACAGCAAAGAGATTTCTGCCGAAATTAAGGCGGCGCTGCTGCGCGGGCTTGAAAAGTGCGGACTGGTGGCAGAGGGATATGCAAAAAAGCTGTGCCCCGTTGACACCGGCAATCTGCGCAACAGCATTACTCATGTGGTAGACGAGCAGGAACCGGCGGCAATCATCGGAACGGATTCTGAGTACGGTGCGTATGTGGAATTAGGAACCGGCATTTACGCCGAAGGTGGCGGCGGACGGCCTACACCGTGGGTGTATCAGGACGCAAAGGGAAATTGGCATTACACGCGTGGCAACAAGGCACAGCCGTTTTTGAAACCTGCTGCCGCCGACCATGCCATCCAATACCGGAAGATATTGGAGGACGAACTGAAATAGGAGCTAATTGCTTACAAATTGTATGCAGTTGGCTCTTTTTGTTAATTACCGCAAAGGACAGCGGTTTTTATAAGACTATCGTTTCCGAAGGAACGGAACCGAAGAAAAGGAGATAGTGTCATGGCACTTACACGAAAACTTTTGAAGGGTATGGGGCTTACCGATGAGCAGGTTGATACCATCATCGAGGCGCATACCGACACCGTGGACGGCCTAAAGGCGGATGTGACCCGCTACAAGGCCGATGCGGAGAAGCTGCCCGGCGTTCAGAAGCAGTTGGACGACCTCAAGGCAGCGGGTGACGGCGGTTACAAGGAGAAGTACGAGAAGGAACACTCGGCCTTTGAAGCCTTTAAGACCGACATCACGGCAAAGGAAAGCAAGGCGGCAAAGGAAAAGGCCGTGCGTGCTTACTTTGAGAGCAAAAACATCACCGGCGCGAATTTGGACCTTGCGATGCGCGGCTGTGTCGAAGAAATGGCCGCATTGGAGATGGACGGCGACAAGATCAAGGACACCAAGAGCCTTGATGCGCTCGTAGACGGCACCTACAAGGGGCTTGTCTCCACCACACAGACGCACGGAGCGAATCCCGCCAACCCCCCGGCAAACACCGGCGGCGCAAAATCCCGAGAGGACATCTACAAGAAGGACGATAAAGGCCGCTATGTGATGTCTACGGCGGAGCGCCAGAAAGCGCTTGCCGATCTGATGGCAAGCGAAAATAACTGATTTTTTGAAAGGAGCTATTTATGGCTGCGAAAACTAACGTAACAACTTCTGCACAGTTTACCACTTCCGCCCGTGAGGTGGATTTCGTGTCCCGCTTCGCCGATAACTGGGACGCACTGCGTAACATCATGGGCATTATGCGCCCCATTCGCAAGGCCCCCGGCACGAAGCTGGTTTCCTACAAGGCCAGCGTGGACGGTGGCCTCAAGGGCGGCACCGTGGCAGAGGGTGACGAGATCCCCTTCACCAAGATGAAGGTGGATCCTGTTGCCTACGGCGATATCGACATTAACAAGTACGCCAAGAGCGTGACCATCGAGAGTGTCGCAAAGTACGGCGCTGACGTTGCCGTGGAGAAGACCGACGAGGCTTTCCTTGTGGCCCTGCAGAACAAGGTCCTGACCGACTTCTACACCTTCCTCGGTACCGGCACTTTGAAGGTGACCGAGAAAACGTGGCAGCGTGCTCTGGCTATGGCTAAGGGCAAGGTGCTGGACAAGTTTGCCGGTCTGGATAAGGACGTGACCGAGGTGGTGGGCTTTGCCAATATCATCGACGCTTACGATTACCTGGGCGACAAGGAGATCACCGTGCAGACGATGTTCGGCATCAACTACGTGGAGAACTTCATGGGCTACCGCACCATGTTCCTGCTGCCCGAGAAGTACATCGCCTCCAAGAAGGTGATCGCTCTGCCCGTGGAGAACATCGACCTGTACTATGTAGACCCGAGCGACAGCGACTTTGCCAAGCTGGGGCTGAATTACACCGTGAAGGGCGAGACCAACCTGATCGGCGTCCATGTTGACGGCGATTACAGCCGCGCCACGGGCGATATGTACGCCATCATGGGCATGAAGCTGTGGGCTGAGTATCTGGACGGCATTGCCGTGGCTACCGTTTCTGTGGCCGGCGCGGGCTAAATAGGAGGGCAGCGTAATGCTTGAACAAGTCTTACGGCACTTGAACAACTGGTTCCTTGTGGAGATTCACGAGGGCACGTTCGCCGTGGAGAACGGCAGCATTGCGCTGCCCTTTCTCCTGAACAATCAATATTTCCGCATCTGCGGCTCTGTGTTTAATGACGGTCTGCATCAATATCCGGCGGCTGACCTTACGGATGAAACCTTTACCGGAACGGTGTGGGTGTTGGCTGTTCCGAAGGCTGTGGTTTTGCTTGCCGAAGATATCGCCGCGTGGGAAGAAAAGAACGGTGAAGCCGTTTTAAGCCCGTACACGAGCGAAAGCTTCGGCGGGTACAGTTACACAAAGGCAAGCGGCGGAAATGCCGACACGAGCGCCGGGACGGGCTGGCAGGGCGCTTTTAAAGGCCGGTTAAATGACTGGCGCAAGCTCAAGGGGGTGGAACCGTGAGTTTACTGGACGATTTTTCCCACAAGTGCATTTTGATGGAGAAAAAGCGCACGCCTGACGGAGCGGGCGGCTACATCACCGCGTGGGAAGAGGGAGCGGAGTTCCTCAATTACCAGTCTCTTGACACATCGATGGAGGCGCGAAAAGCGGAAAAGGACGGTGTTACCTCGGTATATTCCGCACTGGTCAATCAGCGCGTTCCCATCGAGTACAACGATTATTTCCGCGATACGGAAACGGGGATTACCTATCGTGTGACCTCGAATCCCGAGGAAAAAGCTGCGCCAAGGTCTGCGGGGGCGACCGTCCGAGCACTGAAATTCTTCACCGCCGAACGAAAGGAGCTGCCGAAATGACAAAGGACAAGGCACTCCATGCGTGGTTTTCCCAATTCCTCCCGTCGTATCCGACCTCGAATGTGCCGGAAGACGCGACCTTTCCGTGGCTGACCTATGAGCTTATCACCGGATCATGGGAGAGCGGCGAAATCGCGCTGACGGTCAGCCTTTGGTATTACACCGAGAGCGAAGCGATGCCCAACGCAAAGGCACAAGAAATCAGCGACGCAATCGGCATGGGCGGCTGTATGGTCGCCTATGACGGCGGAGCAATGTGGATCAAGCGTGGCTCCCCGTGGTGTCAGAATATCGCGGACGAAGGCGATAAAAACTTCAAGCGGCGGTATCTCAACATTACGGTTGAGTTCCTGTCGCAAAACTGATGAAAGGACAACGACATGAAATTTACCAAGATTCCTGCTGATACTTTTCAGAAGCTTCAGATTAACGCGTGTACTCTCCCGCCCGTCTTCACACCGGCCACCGGCCCCAGCGGCGGGGGGGGGCAGATCGGCGCAACGACCGGCGGCATTAGCTATAGCGCAACGCCCACTTATAAGGACTATGGAGAGGACATCGACAACTGCCCCAAGAATACCAAGGAGCTGATAGAGGTGGACAGCTGGGAGGCAAAAGCCAGCGGTACATTTGCAATTGCAGATACTGCAATTGCTAAGAGCCTCTGCGGGGCGGCGGATATCGATACGGCAGATGCCACCAAGATCACACCGAGAAACTATCTCAAGGATTCCGACTTTAATGACATTTGGATTGTGGGTGACTACTCCGATATGAACGGGGAAACAAATGGAGGCTTTATTGCCATCCATCTGATGAATGCGCTTTCTACGGGTGGATTCCAAATGAAAACAGCTGACAAAGCGAAGGGACAGTTTGCTTTTGAGTACACCGCTCACTACTCCATGAGCGCACAGGACACTGTGCCATTTGAAATCTACATCAAGGCCGGTACGGCGGAGGCGTAACACCATGAAACTGTCAAAAATTAAAGGGGAGCGAGTGTTTGATGTTATCGCAGACATTATCAATCCTATTGCCAACATAGCCGAGGACAAAGAAGCCGCAGCGTTGTTTCAGCGGCAGAAGCTCCCGGATGGCGTAAATGCAAAGGACTTTGTGTTGGCAAGGGTTAAGAAATCTGCTCCGCTGCTTTTGCGTGGACACAAGAAAGATCTGATTGCAATTTTGGCGGCTGTGGAAGGCGTGACTGCAAAAAAATATGCCGCTGGGCTGACGCTTGCCAAGTTGCTGGTTGATGTTACTGAGCTTATGACGGACGAGGCCTTTACGGACCTTTTTACATCTGCGCAGACCGAGACGGCAGAAACGCCGTCCAGCTCTGTGCAGGAGAATATCGGGGAAGCCAAAGAGTAAAGCCATTTCTGGCATACTGTGTAGCGCGGTACAAGCAGGATGCAGAAGAAAAAGCATATCGAATTTATTCTGCTGACCTGCTTAAAGCAATATGCGAGCGATGCGCAGGCGTTTCAATCGATAAGCGATATATTGAAATTATAGATGTGAGCAAAAAAGACAATCGCTCCTGTGAAGAAATCACCAGCGATATTGTCAATCGTTGCGGGTTACAAGTTAAACAAGAGAAAACACGCGACCCCGTGGGGGGCAGCGGGGCGCCCCGGGCGAATATGCGTTACTTGAGGACATAATCAGAAATCATTCTTCCGATTTTCCCGATGTCTGTGGCTCCCTTAAACTCGAACTTTGCGACATAACCATTGGAGAATGTCAGAACAAGTTCGCTATCCGGGATGATTTCGGCAAAGCCTGGGGTTTGCACGGAGAAAAACTGCACTTTCGAATAGGGCATAGAGCTGAAGGACTTGCGCTTTCCCGTAATCCCCTGTACATCAACCGATATGACTCGCTTGTTAGTAAAAATCAGCTGGTCGCGTACGGTCTTAAATGCGGCAGCGATTTCTTCCCCATCAATCAATAGGCCATTCACTTCACCACGCACATCGGAAACGGGAATCGGCTTTAAGTCCCACGCAGAATCTTTGTTAAAACTTATCATAAATAATCCCTCCTTGCCGATAGCATACCATACTACCAATGGAATGTCACGAATAATTTTCAGAATTTACAAAGAGAGCGAGGTGAACGCATGAATCTTCTTGATCTGTTTGTGAAAATATCTGTGCAAGACGAGGCAAGCGAAAATGTAGAGACATTATCAGGAAAATTCAAAAATGGGCTTGCCACTGCGGCTAAAGTCGGCGCCGCAGCTGTAGGTGCGGCTGCTACCGGCATTGCTGTGCTTACGAAAAATGCGCTTAACAACTATGCTGAGTATGAACAGCTGGTCGGTGGCGTTGATACGCTATTCAAGGATAGCTCTGCAAAAGTTCAAGAATATGCAGCAAATGCATATAAGACTGCTGGCCTATCTGCTAACGAATATATGGACACAGTTACAAGTTTTTCTGCGTCCTTGCTGCAATCGCTTGGCGGTGATACAGAAGCGGCGGCAGACATGGCTAATGTTGCAATCACGGATATGTCTGATAATGCCAATAAAATGGGCACGGATATGGCATCTATCCAGAACGCCTATCAGGGGTTTGCAAAGCAGAACTATACCATGCTTGATAACCTAAAGCTTGGCTATGGTGGAACAAAAGAAGAAATGCAGCGCCTTATTGACGATGCAAACGCTCTAAACGCTTCCCAAGGTAAATACACAAATTACAGCATTGAAAGCTATGCGGATATTGTCAGCGCAATCCATGATGTTCAAGTTGAAATGGGCATATACGAAACAACGACAGATGAAGCAAGCACCACCATCCAGGGCTCTGTTTCATCCATGAAGGCCGCATGGGGCAATCTGCTGGTTGGCATTGCTGACGATAACGCCAATTTTAAGACACTTACAGAGCAGTTCGTTGATAGTCTTGTTACCGTTGGTGAAAATATTATCCCGCGTATAAATATCATCATCCAAGGGCTTACGCAACTCATAACAGAAGCGTCCCAGACAATCATTCCGTTGGCTGTGCAGATTTTGCTTGAAAACCTGCCGAGCATTGTTGCTGCTGGCATGGATTTAATCATTGCGCTTGTAAGCGGCATCCTTGACAACATCGATATGCTGATTGACTGTGTTCTGGAAATGGTTGATGTCATAGTCGATAAGCTGATTGACAACTTGCCGAAGCTGATAGATGGTGGAATCAGGCTGATTGCTGCACTTGCTAATGGACTGATTCGTGCCATACCGAATTTGGTATCGAAAATTCCCCAGATTATTTCGTCTATCGTGAAGGGGCTTATCAGCGGCATCCCTGCAATTTTCGATGTCGGCAAGAACATAGTCGAAGGACTTTGGAACGGCATCAAAAGCATGGGTTCGTGGGTTTCTGGAAAAGTAAAAGACTTTTTCGGTGGAATTGTAGGTGGAGTTAAGGATTTCTTGGGCATCCACTCCCCGTCTAAAGTGTTCGCCGGTATTGGCGGCTTTATGGCTGAAGGCTTAGGCGAAGGCTTTGACGATCAATTCAAGTCCGTAAAAAAGGACATTGAAAACAGCATTGACTTTGACGCTGGCACAATTACCGCAGATGCGAACATCAGCAGGCACTATACAAGTGGTTCTTACGGAGCGGCAAGCACAAGCGGTGGCGGCGATTCCGGCAAAATTGTAATGCTGCTGGAACAGTATTTGCCTATGTTGGCAAATATGAAAGTCATCATGGACAGCGGTCAGGTTGTCGGTTTGCTTGCCCCCGGCATGGATGAAGAACTGGCCAAAATCAACGCAAGGAGGGCGAGGACCGTATGATGGGGAAAGTATTTTTTGACGGAAAAGACACCTACACAGAATACGGCCTGCTGCTTGCAAGCAAGTCCATAGCTCTGCCGGAAGTCCGCACGAACATGATCGATGTTCCGGGCCGGGACGGCCTGCTGGATGCATCCGAAGTGCTGACCGGAGAAGTCACCTATAAGAACCGTACTATTACACTGAAGCTCACCGGCGTGGACACGGTGAGCGGCAAGACATGGCCTGCTACGATTTCCGATTTCTGCAACAAAGTCCACGGCAAGCACGTTAAAATAACATTCCCCGAGGACACCGCCCATTTTTACAGTGGGCGGTGCTCCGTTGGGCAAGTGGAGCTTGTCAAAATGATGCAGACCATCCCGGTCACGGTTGACTGCGACCCGTGGAAATACAAGAACGCAAAAACCACTGTTTCCCGCTCTGATTTGGACACGGCGTATAAACAGCTTGCGCTACCGAATGAAAGCCGCCCTGTTATCCCGACAATCACGGTGGCGCAAGATACCGTATTGCTTTGGGGCGGCAACACAATCAACGTCAGCGCAGGGGATCACATTTTGCCAGCCGTTAGGCTTGCGGCCGGCAACAACATCTTGAAAGCCAAAGTCGCAAGCGGCACAGGTAGCATAACTGTGACGTATCAGGAGGCGAGTATGTAATGTATCAGCTAAAATACAAGGACTACATACTGCATGATATGCGCCTTGCGGATGAAAAACTAATCATCCGCGATCCTTCTGTGAAGCTGGCGGTAAGCAAGGCCGGGGAAATGTCCTTTACGGTGGACGCAGAACATCCCTATTTAAGCAATCTGCGCCGCATGAGCGGCCTTGTGGAGCTGCTGGACGGCACTTTGCCCATATATAGAGGGAGAATCACCAGTGATACAAAAGACTTCTATGGGGCGCACAAAATCGAAACAGAGGGCATTATGGCGGTACTGAATGACAGCATCATACCACCGTTCAACTTCCCAGAGGACTTTACGGAGGACGCTTCCTATAAGGCCGCCGCCGCAAGCGGGAATGTGGTGGAGTTTTTCTTCCGCTGGATTCTGTCACAGCACAATGCGCAGGTGACCGCAGAGCAGCAGATCAAGCCCGGCGTGATTACCGTGTCCGACCAGAACAATTACATTACCCGCAGCTCTGAGGAGTACGCCACGGCGATGTCCACGATATCCGACAAGCTGATTAAATCGGCTTTGGGCGGGTATCTCCTGATTCGATATGAGGATGACGGGAACTATCTGGATTATTACGCTGCGTTGCCGCTCACAAATACGCAGTCTGTGGAATTTGCTGAGAATCTCCTTGACCTTTCCAGCGAGACGGACGGAACAAACATTTACACCGCTATTCTACCAGAGGGCAAGGACGGCTTGACCATCGAAGCACTGCCAGATGGTGATTTGACAGATGACCTTGTTAAATCCGGGCTTACTATTTATAGCAAGTCTGGCATGGCCACATACGGGCGCATTACCCGGCACATCAAATGGGATGATGTGACTGTTGCCGCCAACCTTCAGACCAAGGCGAAGGCGGCGCTGGCTGACAATGGCCTGTCCATGCCGGAGACCATCACCTGCAAGGCGGTTGATTTGGGCTGGCAAGATGGCATCCAGCATTTCCGGGTGGGCCGGATGACGGCCCTTTTCAGCACTCCGCACGGCTACAGCGCGTCCTATCCGCTGATGGAGCTGGCCCCGGATATTCTTGACCCCGGCAACACACAAATCACGCTGGGCGCTACCCAGCAAACCTACACGGGGGCGCAGATAGATGCCAAGCGTGAAACGGATAAACGCATCGAAAGCACACGGCAGGAGATTTCTGAGCGGGTGGACGAATCTTCAAGCCAAGTGATTCAGGCCACACACCAGCAGATTACCGATCTGCAGCAGAATGTCAACTCCATCATCCTGTCCGCTCTGGAAAACTATGTAGAAACCGGGGATTTTGACAGCTACAAAGAGGAGGTCAGCACAAAGCTGTCTGTGCTGACTGACCAGCTGAGCATTGACATCACTAAGGTAACCGAGCGCATTGACAAGGTGGACGGCGATCTGCAAAGCAAGTACAGCGAGATCACAAAGGCTTTCCGGTTTACGTCTGACGGCCTAATCATTGGCGAAACGGGCAATGAAATCCTGCTGCGGCTGGATAATGATGTGTTGCAGTTTGTCCGCAATAACACGCCCGAATTGCAGATTACCGCCGAGGGCGTGGAAGCAATGCGTATCAAGGTATCTATCCTCTGCATCGGAAACGTGGTTTGGACGGAGGATGAAAACGGCGATGTAATTGCCAGTTGACAGGAGTTGAGAACATGGCGTCCATTTACAGCAGCACAAACAAAGGCTGGCGCTTGCGTCTGGATTGGTCAATCACAGGCCAGTCTATCGCAGACAACAAAAGTACATTAAGTCTTGATTTGTGGGTATATGACGGAACCGGATATTCCCAAAACGAGAGCAGCGGCGAAGCGTATTATATACTTCAGGGCGAAAAACGATGGAATCCGTATAATTACAGTTCCACCGGATGGTACAAACTGGGCAGCAAGACTATTACAGTCAGCCATAATGCAGACGGCACGAAAAGTATTGCGCTGACAGCAGAATGGGACTGTGGCTTTGACAGCTCCTACACACCACGCCATTTGTCCTTGTCGGAAACGGTGACGCTGACTACCATTCCAAGAGCGTCCACGGCCACCACAAGCGGCTCCACGCTGGGGGAGACCTTGACCATCACCATCAAGCGGGCCAGCAGCAGTTTTAAGCACAAACTCTATTACACATGCGGCAGCGTCAAGGATCAACTGATTGCAGAGAATGTAAGCACATCGTACAGTTGGAATGCGCCGCCTGTGTCTCTGGCACAGCAAGCGCCAAACGCAGAGACTGTGGCGCTCACACTCACGGTCAAGACGTACAACGGCAGCACCTATGTTGGGGCGTGGTCAACGGCTGTTAAGCTTGCTGTGCCGTCAACCGTGGTTCCGGCCCTGTCTGTTGCAATTAGCGATCCAACAGGAGTGTCCGACACCTATGGTGGATATGTTCAGCTGCGCAGCAAGGTCAAGGTAGATATCACCGCAGCCGGGGTGCAGGGCAGTTCCATCAAGTCTTACAGTATCAAGGTGGGCAGCATTTACGCTGCGACATCGGCCAGTGGTACAACGGATTATCTGCCCGGTTCTGGCGAACTGACTGTTTCCTGTGCTGTCACAGATAGCCGGGGGCGCACGACTACAAAGACACAAAGTATCACTGTCCTTGCTTACAGCAAACCAGCAATTACTGCTATTTCTGCCGCCCGTTGCAATGCCGATGGAACAGCAAACCGGGCTGGCACTTATGGCAAGGTGACTTTCTCAGGGGCCATTACTTCGCTTTCTGCCAAAAACACCGCAGCATATGCGGTGCAGTATAGGGAAGTCGGCGCTGAAGATTGGACTACGGCAGGCCGACCGGCGGCGGGAAACTACGATCCTGCTGATATTTCTGCCGTGTTTGCCGCAGACAAAAGCAAGCGCTACGAAGTTCGGGTTGTGGCAACCGATGCATTTGAAAGCATTGGTTCCACGTTGCGTGACCTCCCGGCAGCGTATGCCCTTTACCATCTGGCAAAGCATCTGCTGTCTGTGGGGCTGGGCCGTCTCTGTGACAAGGCAAACGCAATTCAAGTTGGGCTGGATGCTTACTTTGATAGGGATGTACAGATAGACGGTACACTGGCGGTAGGGGGGGTGGGGGTCCTGTCCCGCGCCCCGGCCCCCGCCGCTTCTCTCCCAGTCGCATTTTTCACCGGTATAGAGGTTCTTGAAGAAGCCGTC